TTCCACCTTTCGCCTTATGTCGATGTCTCTTGTCTTTATATCATCAAGCCAAGGCAACATATCGAGGAGATATGCGTTCGGGATTCTTATGCAGGGAAAGGAATACCAAAGGTCTTCAGGCTGTTTAATCTGCCCTATCACGTTCTTATATCCCTTTGAACCATAACCGCACACAATGCCGTCAAAGGTGGCTATCTCTTCTGCCCATTGTCTGAAGTGCCTATCAGGAAGAACATCGTCCTCAAGATGCCAAGTATCGCCATATGGCGGAAGGTCTTTATACGATTCCAGATATGCCGTTAGGTTTCCCTTGCGGTCGTGGTCACACCATACGGTTATCTTTAATCCGTTCAGCCTCGGAAGAAGGAATTTTGTCACATATTCCATTCTCTGTGGCGAAGCGTGAATTAAAAGTTCCATTGATTCGCATCCTCTGGGCAATCTACATCGCAAGTATAATCATTAATGATTGTGTAGTTTTGCTCTATCACTCCCAATGGAGTGCCTTTTATAACCTGCCACAATTCCCAAGCTAACGGATTCCGATAGAAGTTCCCGTTAAGCCGATAGAATTTAGTCTTTTCTATGGCTTTCCTAAAGAACTCTGTATCGACTACCTTAAAGGCGAACGGCTCCGACCACTTCTTGGGATAGTTTTCCGCATAGGGTTTAGCCGAAGCGAAGAACTCGACCGAAGATGTCTCGGTTTCGACTATCTTCTTTATGGCTTCAGGAGAGAAGTACACATCCCCGAAGATATAGCAGACGGGTTCGTCTATCGGAGCGAAGCAATTAAGCCACGATCCGGAAGAATCATAGTCGAGGCGGTTGTATTTATCAAAAGCGGGATTTGACGAGCTGACCATTATATCAGTTATCCCGTTCTCCTTGAGAAGCCTTATCGTTCTCTCGATAATGACCTCGCCGTTTACCTCGGTAAGTTGCCTCGGAGGATTATATTCACTTGTACCTGCGCAGATTATATATCTCATAAGCATAAAAAATGACACGCCCCGAAGGGCGCATCACTTATCAGGGGAGGAATTCACAAGACTTAAAGGAGATAGGGATTATCTCTCTCGCAAATTCTCACACTATCATTTTATCTAAAAAAATGTCCCTTGAGTGCGGTATTTTTAAATTCGCCTGCTCAATTCGTAATAGAATTTCCTCCGCATCTGGTAATAGGAGTCTCTTTCGCAAGGCATTTTCTTCGCCTTTAATTGGTCGAATGTGAGTCCGTAACATACTCCCTGCCGTAGCCAATTCTCCATATCATTCGCCACATATTGGATTATTCCATCAATCATATCGATTTTTTCTCGGATTTCGATGCGCCTTATGGCTACATCCTCGACCTCGCATCCCGTTATAGATGTCTGAACCTTTTCCTTGTCGTACCTGATTCCGGAGCTTGTGTCTCCAAGAGACCGAAGTTCTTCAAGCCATAGCGGATAACGCAGGGCGTAATGGATAGCGGTAAGATATTCCTCTTTCGGAAGCGCATATTTGTTCTTCGTTGTGATTCTGTATTTCGACATATCCCTATATCCTTTCGATTATGCTTGCCTGCGACTTTCTAAAAAGCCTATCGTTAACCATAAAGCCTTTTTTATCGTCTATGGCGTTCTTCAGCTTGTAGGATTGCTCTTCTGTGTCCCAGATAAGGCTTCCCTTAACGACATCTCCGTTTGCAAAGGTTATCTTAAGCCGTTTGCCTAATAACATATCCAATTTTCTGCATCTATGGTTCATTCCTTATTCCTCACTTTCTGCCTTGTACTTGTCGATGATTTTCTCTACTGTTTCAAAATCTATTCCCTCTTTTTCGGTTGTTTCGTTGATAAAATATGTATTCTCTTTAATTTCTTCTTTTATCTTGTCAAGTATGGGCTCTTGCTCTAATGCTTTGATAGCCATATCAAGGGCTTCTTCCGATATTGCAAAGTCTCGATAGGTTTCGTGTATCTCTAACTCTTTAATTGCTTCTCCGTTTGTCATTCCTGCACCCTTTCTGCCATTCCTTTAAGGCACTCCTCGCATATCCACTCGCCGTCAACAAGGAACATCTCTTCTGCATCCGATCCGCAATGTGCGCATCTGGTCTCGTCCATATCATCGCAGATTTTAGAAAGATATTGTCCCTTGAGGCAATCCAAGCACAGCTCTTCCCCGTCCTCTGACAGATATAACGGGTTCCATTCGTCCGCGTAATCTCCGCACTTATCGCAGAAGTGAACCTTTATGTGCTTCCTTCCGCAATCTCGGCAATAATCGCACCCTACGCAATCGTCTTCTACTCTAAATCCCATATTTCTCCTTTCAGTTGCAAACTACTTTTTTCTTAAGCGCCTCGAAGTCTATGTCCTTTCTCTCATATCCAAAGTGAAAGGTATTATTACTCTTAGGCTTCTCCGTTTTAGTTTCCTTATTCTCCCAAGTAATTAGTTTCTGCTTCCAATTTTTTACCGGATTTCCCTTTGAGTCCTTCCACCCGCCTTGCTCGTAGTAGTCAAAAAACCGCTTCGGATCGACATTGTTTTTCCGTTCCTGACAATAAGCCTGCACTTCTTCAAGTGTGGGAGGAACAAAACGCTTGCGTTTTTTCCCACTCTCTATATCTATATCTATATCTTTCTCTATCTCTATATCTATCTCTGCGTTACCAACCCGTTTCACTTCTGTTACATCGGTGTTACATTGTAACGCTTTCTGCTTTGCTCGATGGTCTCTAACTCTCTGCGCAGAGGCATTTTCGGAGCCTATAAGCTTGTCCATATAGGTAAGCTTGTAATCTTCATCGTTGTTCGTCTCCAAGAGTCCCACCGATTGTAGAAATTGGATTGTCACCCGTACATCGTCTGGGTTTTCGTCAAGGTCTAATGCCAATTCCTCGGCGAAGTCTGTCATTACTCCATCGAAGTAGAGATAGCCTTCCGTCTTGAGTGCCTTCAGTTGCATTTTTAGATATATGATCGTGTATGTGTCTCCCCCTGCTATGCTCCGGAGCTTCTTTATCCGCTTGCTTGTAAAAAAGTCGTCATAGAGCTTTAACCAAAAATATCTTTTTTCCGACATTTATTCTTCTCCTTCCGGAAATCTTATCTTGGTAACAGCTATCGGGAACTCCTCTATTTCGCTCGCCCATATCGGTTTCGCCCCTGCTCTTGAATAAACAAGAGGAAAGCCGCCGATTCCATCGAACAGACTTGCCATCGTTACGGGATGATCGTACTGTGCCACCATCCTATGCGCCATCCATTCCCAGAAGGGTAAAGCTATCGAATTTCCCAAAGCCTTGTATCTCGGCGAATCTGCATCCTTGTGCTTTTTGCCTTTTGAATCTGTCCACTCCCCTATATTTGTCCAATGGTCTGGATAACCTTGGAGCCGTTCGCACTCCATAGGGGTTAATCTTCTTACTACTGATTCCATATTTTCTCCCATAACAAGCGGGGTATTTCCTCCGCCCGTTCCATAATGAGCTTGAACTGTTTCGCATATATCCCCAAAGGGTTCGTAATTGTGTCTGCGACTCGCATCAAATACCATTTGCATATCCTTGTAGTCCCTGCTTCTCAATGAAAAAGCCACCCCCCCCAACCAATTTTCGGGGTAATATCAGGATATATGCTGAACAATGCACTTTCCTTCATTGACATATTGGCTTCCTACTCCCTTGTAATCTCTTGCACATAGCGCACCTACTGTCTCGTCAGTACCCCCCCCGGTCCTCTCGCAACGATAGGTTGTGCTATTTCTTCTTGAACAGAGAAATCATACTTCGCGTTTTTGCCTTGGTTGAATGAAGCTCTATCAATTCCGTATGTTACGCAAGGTATATTGTTCTTATCGTTTCTTCCCGATGTAAGGGTTTTGGCTTGCTCTTCCGTTGCTGTTTGGTTATAACAATCAACTCCATAGCAAACCGCAGGCTCTCCGTAATGAGTAGTAGTTAATGTCGGAGAATTGTCTTCATCTACTACACAACTTGATTTTCCTCCGCCCATATCTACGGTTAATATGGCTTGCTGATCGTGCATCGTATCGAGAGTATTGGCGATAGGTTGCATCGTGATGTTACACATCTGTCCATTGCCGACACATACCACCGTTCTTTCTTTTCCTTGCCGCTCTCCGCACCCTTTGTAATAGTTCGTATCTAAAGTCTCTGCGATTTCTTGCTCAAATCCATAGCATACGGATTGTTGAAAATTCCTTAAAGCTCCCGTGTGTTCATCTTGTATCAAAATCCCTTTGCCCCCCCCCTGCGCATCCTGCGCGTTCTTGGAAGCTGATTGCTTTATTAATGCCATTTCCAATTGCTCGGGGAGCTTCTTTCCTCTTCTCTCGGCTCTGTTCAATATCCCTTGACACGCCCTTGCGCTCAAAGAGTATTTCGGGAGCGGATTCGCCTCCAAAATCTGCGACAAGCGAGATTCTGCGCCTTCTTTGGGGGACTCCACAAAACTGTGCATCGTGTACGCGCCAAGCAATGCTCCACCCGTCTCCCAGAATGGCTCCGCTGTTGCTCCAACGCCCCCCCCTCGGAGGTCGAGGAATAACGGCATCTTTATCGGCGATTCTCGCTGTTTCTTCGAGTACACATCGGAAGTCTTCTCCTTGGTTTGAACTGAAGGCTCCGGGAACATTTTCCCAGACCATATATCGCGGTCGAATACATCTTCTATTGATAGTTGCCCCACACAACTGTAATTGCTTGGTAGACTCATCTCGCATCTCCTTAATGATTCTTATTTGTTCCATAACAGCCCCGAACGCTCGCCCGCAAGCCCCGCTCTTTTCCCTGCTACAGATAAATCCTGACAAGGGCTTCCACCCGTTATGATGTCGACTATGGGCAAATCTGCGCCGTTCAGCTTGGTAATATCTCCAAAATGTTTCATCCCTTTAACCTCGCCCTTATGGTTCTGTTTCCGGAAGTTACGACCTTGGCTCCGCAATAAATCGAAGCCCACGAAATGAACACCCTATAACAATAATCTTGGTCTGATTCAAACACGGGAAAAAACTCGCATTCCGCAACGATCCCGTTCGCGGTCTCTCCGATGTATCTCGACCGAATAAGCCGTTCCTTCGTGAAGAACATTTCGTTCGGAAGGTTCAGCTCTTCGCCCATCTGTAAATCACTCTTATCCCATTTCATCGATTGCCCTCCCTGCTTCAAATTCTCGGTAAATGGTAAACCAATCATCCAGAGCCATTGTTACTAATATTTCGTGATTGTCCGTCTTATGGAAGACCGCAGGGATTTTGTCCTTCGCATCCCTTTTCGCCTGCTCCATCCAATCGTAAGAAAAAGCCGTTTTCGCATAATGCTTCGCCTCAACGTGGATATAGGGAAGCCCAATGACATCGGAACTCTCTTCGGTCGCTCCGCAATACTGTTGCGTTCGTCTTGCTTCGTATCCCTGCTCTCGGAAGGCTTTTGCCAAAGCTCTTTCGAATCTCTTACCCTTTTCTCTACTGTTTACCATTTGCGCCCTCCAACCAATAAACCGAATATCTCACGGGATCGCCGTCAGAATTGACATCATCCACAAGGCTCGATTTGATGTTTAATCCCTTGCTCCTTAAGTCCGAAATCCGTGCGGCGAGTCTGAAACAATGAAATTTGTGTAGTGCTATCATTGGATTTATTACTTTGCCCGACTTCAGATAGTCGGCAATCTTCTCATTCTGTGACATATGTCTCCTTTCTGGGGAGCCGAAGCTCCCCGCTGTCCGTTCATCAAAGGTTGGTTTTTCGCATTCACATTGTGATATATTTCCCTTAATCGGTTTACGGGTTACAGATGAACGGTTAGACAGTTGGTTAATAGTTACATATCCAAGGCGCGCGCCTAAAGATAACTTTTAATAAAATCTCTGATGAAGTCTTCCCTGCTACCGATGTTCTCTTCGTAATACCTTTGCCCCATCTGCTTTATGATTAGGTCATTCTCTCGGTTAAAGTGAACGCCCTGCTCGGATGCGTTATGGTGCATCGGGCATAATTTGACGGTTAAGCCGTATTTGTCGGAGACCTTACGCCTTCCGGTTCCTTCGAAGATGTGGTGCGTGTGAAGTCCTCTCTGATTTGACCGCCCATAGAATAGACGGCATAAGTAGCACTCATTTACCCCAAGCATTTAATAACCTCTCAATCTCTTTATCCGTGATCGTTGGCACTCCGAGAGCTTTGGCTTCCTCTACGGTTCCGTCTATAAGCTCTGACATCTCCTTAACCGTGTATGTGTGGGATGGTCGCATTACGGCGTAGAAATAAACCTCCGCATCGTTCTCATACTTGACACCTATTTGCTTCGTATGGAGTGTTTCTTGTTGCCACATATCCATAATGCCGATATTGGTCTTTATTACCCACTTGTTGCCGTTCTCCATCAAATCGTATTGTCCGTGGTTTGCTATCATTTTGTTTTTAACGAATGTTTCCGAGAGATGGAGCTTTTTCCCTATCTCCCTGCAAAGGGAATGGAAGTAGGCATTAGCATTAAGAGACCGCTTGGGGGAATAGGCGGACAGCTTGATACTTAAGTCCTTCTCGCCATATTCCTTTAATTGCTCCTCTAATGCCCCTAAATCGGCTCGGATTGCGAAGGTAACAAGTGCTTCGCGTGTTTTGTAATCGACCGCCATTTGGCGAAATTTACCGATTAAATCAGCCATTGTTAATCCTCGTTAAGATGTCGCTATACTGAACGCTTGTAAGGTCTTCCAGATTCTTCGCCTTATATTGTTCGCAAAGCTTCTCGATGTTGACGTTCTTCTTCTCAAGAGTCGCTTTAAGGATCGTGGCTTCTTTCTTCGAAATCTTCTCGACCTTCGGCTCTTCCTTTTCTCCTTCCGGAAGGTCTTCCCCTGCGTAGATGTAAAGTCCGAGTCCGTGCCTTGCGACCGCTTTCGTAAGCGAACGCTGAATGGCTTTGTTAACATCTGTGGATGTTACCGATTCCAGAGGGATGGATTTGTTGTGATAATCCATCACGGGAAGATATTCGATGTGTTCGATGCCGTTAACAGTTACTCCCGTCTTTACCCAACAGAAACGCCCGTCCGTGTGGTAGTTCCATCCTTCTGCGTTCTCATAGATGGTATATGTTGCATCGGGATGGAGCTTCTTCACTTCGCCCCAAGCGTTCGCCCAAGCCAAGTAGGTTAAGCCACCCTTCTTTTCTGTCATATGATTTACATTTATGCTGTTAAGCTCTATAAAATAGTTGTCCATATTATTCCTCCCTTGCTTCGCCCTCTATGTCTTCTGGTTCCTCGCGGATAATCTCGATTGATACATCCAAATCGCTATCGCGACCATCCAAATAGTGCCTTTTTGCTGTTTCTGCGAAATCCATTGCCATTACGGCATTATCAAACTTGAAATAGTGATAGCTTAACTTAACAATCCATCTAATCATTCTGTTTCCTCCCTTTCTAAATAGCTGAAATAATGATCGCCAATCTTTTCGTAAGGTTCGGCGAATGTGTGATAGTCTTTTGTCTTGAACCACATCATCGTGGTAGGGAATAAGTCCCGATTCTCTCTGGCAATCTCG